TCCAGAAGGTTATACAATTAACCACTTCTTAACAGCAACTAATGCTTGGTTCTTAACAACTGATGTACCTAACGGCATGAAAATGTTCGTACGTACACCATTACAAAACTCAATGGACGGTGACTTCGATACAGGTAATGTTCGCTACAAAGCTCGTGAACGTTATTCATTCGGTGTATCTGATCCACTAGGTGTTTACGGTTCATACTAATTGAACCTTTAAGAAGACCCCGCCTTAAAAAAGCGGGGTTTTTCTTTGCCTGTTATTCATGGTTTTACTTATTTCACAAGGAAAAAGTAAGAGTATTATGTAGTTATACACACGGTGTGTATAAATTTTAGGAGAAATACTATGTGGACAAAACCAGCAGCAACTGAAATGAGATTTGGCTTTGAAGTAACGATGTATGTTATGAATAAGTAGTTAAATTAGGGGCTTTTAGCCCCTTTTTTATTGCTTTTATTTTAAAATATAGTATTATATGTATAACTGGGTGATGCTCTTATCGGACTGCCCCAGCAGACGATGCAACGATTGATAAGAGAAACTTTTGCATAGGAAAACATTTTATGGCTCGCAGTACTTTTTCAGGCCCGATTTTATCTGGCGCTAATCGTTTTGGCCCACAACGTGACGTTGGCTACTCTGTTTTAACACAACAAGCATTTTTAGACTTTGCAGTAACAACTCCAGGAACTGTTAACTACAGTGGTACATCTGGCGTATTTGTTTCTTCAAATAATATTCCAAATACCGCTGCTACAATTTGGACTCCACAAAACGGTTCTTATAGTAACAGTGGTCCTACAGTAGCATCTGCTCCTACAGCTGATGCAACAGGTACAGCTTATCGTGGCGCAGTATTTTTACTCCCACAAGGTTCAAATATTACTGACGTTATTGTTGATGTTGGTGCTATGCCAGCTGACAATGCTGGTTCTCCAGTAACTGTTACATCAATTCAACCATACATCTCAAACAACTTTGCTACATCAACAGGTGTATATGGTGTTATGTCTGCTATTACTTCAGCAGGTCGTGGTACTGCAACATTTACAGGTACTACATTAGATAACGCTAATGGTACATTATCAGACGTTCAAAACATTCAACCTGGTACTCAACCTACATGGTTCTCACAAGTTGTTGTTACCTTAAAAATGACTGCTACAAGTTTAGGTACTTTAGCATCAGGTCAAATCAATATTACTCTTAAGTATGCTCAACAAGATCTTAATATTGGTAATGGTACAACATACCCATATGGTAACTTTGATTAATTAATCTGATTGGGGGTTTAACCGCCCCCTTTCTATAACTAAGGAGATTAATTATGACAATGCAAACCGATATTAAATCAGCGCATACTAATACCTCAGCCGTGTTAGTAGCTTTTCGTACACGCCTAAGACAAATTACATTTAATAGTAATGGCACAGCAGGAACACTTATTCTTTATGATAATGCATCGTCTGCTTCAGGAAATGTTTTATGGCAATTTGATTTTGGGGCTAACGTAATAGCTGTACCTGTATTATTACCAGGTGAAGGTATACTCGCTTACAATGGTATTTATGCTTCATTAACTAATGCCAATTCATGTACTATTTGTTACGGATAATATTATGATTTCTCATATGCATGAAAGTACAAAACAAGTTATAGATACAGCATCAACTATTACAGTCGTAGGAACTATTATGAATTGGTTACCAGCAGCAGCAGCTTTATGGACTATTGTTTGGACTACAATTCGTATTTACGAAACTAAAACTGTACAAGACTGGATCAAATCTAGGAAAAATAAAAATGCCTAGTGTATCTAAAAAACAACATAACCTAATGGCAGCTGTGGCTAAAAATCCTAAGTTTGCTAAAAAAGTAGGTATTCCTCAATCCGTTGGTAAAGATTTTGCAACTGCCGATAAAGGTAAGACGTTTAAAAAAGGCGGTGTATCATTAGCCGTTGGACGTGGTGAAAAACTTCCAGTATCTAAAGGTGCTGGACTTACTGCTAAAGGTCGTGCTAAATATAATGCTGCAACAGGATCTCATTTAAAAGCTCCTCAACCACAAGGTGGTCCTCGCAAGAAATCATTTTGTGCTAGGATGTCTGGAATGCCTGGTCCTATGAAAGACGAAAAAGGTCGTCCTACACGTAAGGCAGCATCGCTTAAACGATGGAATTGTAAATAGGAGATACAATGGAAGATGATATTAAGCAGGATAAAAAGCTTATTAAACGAGCTTTTGGAATGCATGATAAGCAAGAACACAAAGGTCAACATACCGATTTATCTAAACTAAAAACAGGTGGAAAAATTATGAAGAAACACAAAATGAAAGAAGGAAGCGCTGCAGAAGAACGTGGCGAAAGCAAAGCTTTTGAAGCTAAAGAAGACGAATCAAAAGAAATGCGTAAAGGCGGTAAAGTTAAAAAAATGGCTAAAGGTGGTATGGCTGAAGTTATGGGTCCAAAATCAATGTCTAAAGATGTTGAAGCTGGTTCTAATAAACTTAAAAGTTTTGGTGAATCTAAAGTTCAAAAACGTGGTGATACTAAAGGTAAAAACTTAGGTGATTCAGGTCCAACAAGAATGTGCGGTGGTGGTATGAAGAAAATGGCACGTGGTGGTGGTATTGAATCTAAAGGTAAAACTAGAGGACGTTTCTGCTAGGAGAATAATATGGCTAAAAAAGAAGATTATTTACAAGGATATGGTATAGGGGCAAGTAATGCTACTGAGCCTCCTGTATTTAGAACTATAGATAAAACTCTTAATAAAGCATGGGGTACAAATGAATCACAAAAAAAAGGCATAGACCAAGGCTACAAAGAAATGGAAAATGCTAAAGCTGCAGAAAAAGAAAGATCAAAAAAATTTGGCCGTACGTATAACGAACATGAAATTAGTGATGGCCGTGAAATTGATTACGAAGTATCTAAGAAAAAAGGATACCCGTCTACTACAGAAGGTGATTTAATTAGTGCTAATGGTGAAGTATTAGACGAAAAAGCTTTAGAAGGTTACAAAGCTTTACATCCAGAAAAGTTTAAAAAAGGCGGTAAAGTTAAAGCTAAAAAAATGGCTTCAGGCGGTAAAGTTTCATCAGCTTCTAAACGTGCTGACGGTTGCTGTGTCAAAGGCAAAACAAAAGGTAAATATATTTAAGGAGTAATAAAATGGCTTATAAACATCATGATGAACATGTAACACAACACGAAGATGGTGGTCATAAACACCATTCAGATATGTATGGTAAACATGCAGCTGGTCATAAAAAACACGCTGACCATATTAAAGTTATGGGTGCTGGTGCTGTAGAAGATCATGGCGATGAAGAAATGCCAACACACGGCAGAATGGACTAAACATGATGGCCTCTCGTGGTATGGGGGATGTAAATCCTTCAAAGATGCCAAAGGCCAAAAAGATTGTCCGAAAAGACAATCCTAATGATGTTGAAGTTTATAAAAAAGGCGGTGATGTTTGGAATAAACCACGCCCTAAATCATTAGGTAAACCTAAACCATTGTCATCTGATAAAAAATCTAAAGCTAAAGCTATGGCTAAAGCAGCAGGAAGACCTTATCCAAATTTAGTAGATAATATGAGAGCTGCAAAGCGTAAATAATGGCATATACATCAGGTACATCTTCATTTAATTTATCTTTATCTGAAATCGTTGAAGAAGCTTTTGAACGATGTGGTAAAGAACTTCGCACGGGCTACGATTTAAGAACTGCCAGACGTTCACTTAATATACTTACTATTGAGTGGGCTAACAAAGGTATTAACCTATGGACTGTAGAAGAAGGTCAAATACCATTAGTTCAAGGTCAGATTAGTTATCCATTACCTGTAGATACTATTGATTTATTAGATCAAGTTATTCGTCAAAATGCAGGTACAACTAATCAAACTGATATCAACATAACACGTATTTCAGAAACAACATATTCAACGCTACCTAATAAATTAACACAAGGTAGACCTATTCAAGTATGGATTAACAGACAATCGGGGAATACTAATGCAACCACAGCTTTACTTTCTTCTTCTATTGGTGCTACTGATACTACTATTACAGTCAGTGATGCATCACAACTTGCTGCCGCAGGGTTTATTCAGTTAGATACTGAAGTAATCTATTATGCAAATGTTACTGGCAACCAATTACAAAATTGTGCTCGTGGTCAAAACAATACAACAGCTACTTCACATACAGCGGGTGTAGTTGTATATGTACCATGGCTACCATCTATTAATGTGTGGCCAACTCCAAATGCTGGTGGTAACTATGTATTTGTGTATTGGAGACTAAGACGTATACAAGATACAGGCGGTGGTGGTACATTTATTCAAGATATGCCATTTAGATTTATACCTGCTATGATTGCAGGATTAGCATACCACCTAAGCGTTAAATTAGATGGTGTAGATCCACAAAGGGTAATGGGTTTAAAACAAGTTTATGATGAAACATTTCAACTTGCAGCCGATGAAGATCGTGAGAAAGCAAGCATTAGATTTGTTCCACGTAACATGAACTATTATAGGTAATTAGATGCCTAGTAAATTTGCATCAGGCAAACACGCAATAGCGGAATGTGACCGTTGTGGTCAACGCTATAAATTAAAAGAGCTTAAAAAACAAACAATAAAAACAAAGCTCTACAATATTAAAGTATGCCCAAGTTGCTGGGACCCAGATCATCCACAACTACAATTAGGTCTTTACCCTGTTAATGATCCACAGGCAGTTAGAGAACCAAGACCTGATGTATCATATTACCAATCAGGAAATAGTGGAGTTTTAACTAATCCTTCAGCAGGAACTAGTGTTGCTGGTTATGGTACTCCAGAAGGTGGTAGTAGAGTATTTCAATGGGGATGGGCTCCAGTAGGTGGAGCAAGATTATTTGATACAGTTCTTACACCTAATGACTTAATTGGACTTAGTGCTGTAGGAAGTGTTACAATAACAACAACTTAAATTAGGAGAAGTAAAATGGGTTTTAAATCAGGTGCTCAAGGCATTAACAAGACAGGTAAAACCAAAGGTAAAAACTTAGGTGATACAGGTCTTAACGTAGGTATTGAATCTGGTAAAGGTTCTAAAGGTGCATCAACAGTTACTGGCCAAGCTATGAGAGCTGTAGGTCGTAATCTAGCTCGTGCTAACAATCAAAAAAAGGGTAGATAATTATGGAAAAGAAAGTTAATCCAACTCCAGCAGGAGAGTATCCATTAGGTCACGCTAAAGAAAATAAAGACGCTAGTGCGTATACAGGTTTTGTATATCCATCAGGTGGTGGTGATGATATTGGAGTTTACAAACAACCACAAGATATCCAAGTCCCTAGTAAGATTTATGAACAAGGCACTAACACAAATCAAATGAATGTTTCTGCTGGCAATGCATCTAAAAATGCTTTCGCTCCAGAAAATAGATTTGGTCAAAAAGAAATGCGTGGATATGGTGCTGCAACTAAAGGTCGTAAAACTAGCGGTAAACAAGGATAATTCTAGTGAATTATTTAGAACTATACCAAGCAATTCAAGACTATAGCGAGAATACTGAGGCATTGTTTGTCCAGAATATTCCTCGCTTTGTTCAAGAAGCTGAAGATAGAATTTATAATGCTGTTCAAATACCTGCATTACGTAAAAACGTATTAGGTAATATGACATCTGGTAATCAATATTTATCAGTGCCTACAGATTATTTATCAACCTTTTCTATTGCTGTTATAGATTCTTCAGGCACATATAGTTATTTGTTAAATAAAGATGTTAACTTTATTAGGGAAGCATACCCTAATTCTAGCTTTCAAGGTACTCCACAGTACTATGCTTTATTTGGCACACAATATAATGATTTAAATTCATTGTCTTTTATATTAGGCCCAACACCTGATAGTAATTATTCAACAGAATTACATTATTTTTATTATCCAGTTAGTATTGTTCAAGGTGTTATATCAGGATTTGGTGCAATTACAGCAGGTGCTGGTTATGTACAAGGAACCTATGAGAATGTACCTATGACTGGCGGTAATGGTTTAGGTGCTATAGCTACAGTTGTAGTAAGTTCATCTGGTACAGT